ACAGGACTGCCACAGCCAGTGTTAGTCGATTCAGGCGGCGGGATACATGCCTACTGGATTATGGATGAGGACATCCCTCGGGATGAGTGGAAGGTTTACGCAGAGAAGTTCAAGGCGCTGTGCTTAGAATATATCTCTATTGACCCTGTAGTTACTGCAGATGCCGCACGCATCATGCGAGCCCCTGAGACGCTTAACTATAAGACAAACCCGCCGTTACCTACATCGGTTATCAGCGAAGAGATTTCTGTGTACGAGTGGGCTGAGTTTAAGGAGTTCCTTGACGGGGGCAACGCGCCAGCACCAGTAGTGCAAGAGTCACAGAGCATTCTCGAGTCAGTATCCAAAGGGCTGGACGATGACACACGGGCGATGCTCAAGCTGGACAACTTCCCAAAGACCTTTGAGATTCTTGCAGACAAAAGCCTTAACGGTACTGGGTGCGCTCAGATCGCACACATCCTTACCGATGCACAAACTTTAGAAGAACCCCTGTGGTGGGCAGGTTTATCAATTGCAAAATTCTGTGACGATGGAGCCACCGCTATCCACAAAATGTCAGAAGACTATACGGGATACAACTATGAAAACACTGAAGAAAAAGCAAGTCGCTTTCCTGCTCCACGCACCTGTGAATGGTTCCTTGACAACTACCCTAAACGATGCGAAGGATGTCAACACAAAGGAAAGATTACTAGCCCCATCACCCTCGGAAAAGAATTTAGACCCGCTGCAACGACAGATAAAGCGGACCCAGTTCGGCAGAACGAGGATACCAAAACAGTTCCTGATTTCCCCGAGTTCCTGTATCCCTTCATGAGGGGTATCAACGGTGGTATCTACTACCAGCCACCAGCGAAGTACAACAAGCAGGGTGAAAAGTTAGACCAAGACCCAATTCTTATCCTGCCACACGAGTTCTTCCCTATACGCAGAATGTTTAGTAAGCATGATGGAGAGTGTCTGCTCATGCGCTTGGAGTTGCCGCTCGACCCAGTGCGTGAGATATTAGTCCCGATGAAGCATGTGTACGCCCTAGAAACTTTTAAGGCACTCATGTCCTCCAACGGTGTGTTTTCCGCTTCTGAGAAATTACCGCACCTTATGAACTATGTAATCAAGTGGGGTCAGTACATGCAGATGACTGACAAGGCCGAGATAATGCGTATGCAGATGGGCTGGACTGAAGACATGTCCGACCCTGACTGGGCTACCCGCAGCTTTGTGATCGGCAAACGAGAGGTCACCCACAAAGGCGACATCATTGACGCACCTTCTTCGCCGTTTGTAAGAGGGTTATCCAAATACTTATTACCCCACGGTACTTACGATCGTTGGCGTGAATCAACAGATTATCTAAACACGCCCGGCTTTGAGATGCATGCCTTCACCATGCTGTGCGGGTTAGGGTCTCCTTTCATGTCCTATACGTCAACTGCTGGCGTGACTGTGTGCCTTTTAGGACAGTCTGGTAGTGCCAAGACAGGCGCTATGTACGCAGGTTTGAGCGCGTGGGGTAACCCCAAGGAACTCAGCGTGTTTGAAGCTACCGACAACGGCATGACAGGGCGATACCTCGGGCTACACAACATCCCGCTAGGGATAGATGAGATTTCAAACAAGGACGCCAAGATACTTTCGCAGCTAGTACATAAGATATCCCACGGCAAGGCGAAGATTCGTATGCAGGGGTCAGTCAACGCAGAGCGCGAACACGAGATGTCTGCCTCGCTTATTGCCATCATGACTACCAACCAGTCTGCCTACAGTAAGTTTGAAGGTATCAAGGCAAACCCCGATGGTGAAGCTGCTCGTTTGATTGAGTTCTTAATCCACAAGCCCGAACTTCTACAGAATAACGGTGCACTAGGAAAACATATCTTCAACGCCTATAACTTTAACTACGGACACGCAGGGCCAATGGTGATTCAAGAAGCGTTTAGGCTTGGCGACAACTACATCCATGACAACATCTCCATGTGGGAAGAGAAGTTCATAAAAGACTTTGGGGATGATACGACCTACCGCTTCTACCAAAACCTAGTGGCAGCAACCTGCATGTCCGGCGCTATGGCACACAATGCCAACATCATCAATCTTGACATTAGTCGGGTCTATCACGAGACAGTCCGCGAGATGATTACGATTCGTGACAAGGTGGTCAAGATCAACCGCACCGACTACGCATCCGTCCTTGCTGACTTTGTGAATAAGAACATGGGCAATATGCTGGTGCTGAAGGATGGCAGGGTAGCGATGGAGCCGCGCGGTCAGATCGTTGGGCGTATTGTCAGTGATGAGAACCTCCTGCAAGTATCTAAGACCGACTTTAAGAAGTACTTGGCGGAACGTCAAATCAGTACCCGCGAGTTTGAGTTTGAGATGCGAGAGAACAAGCAGTTGATTGACGACAAGAAAGGGCGACTCACTACAGGATGGAAGTCTGCCGTACAAGTAGACCCCGCTTACTTGTACTGGTTCAAGACCGAGTTACCCGAAGATTTCTTTGATGACCCCCAATGAAATAACTGAACCAGAGTGGGTGTTTCCGTTTCAGGGCATGGTGGTGGGTGATAGCTTCTTCATCCCTACCTTGCGCCTTGCGGAGATGATGTATGCCATAGACAGTGGAGCCAAGCGCGCTGGAGTCTTCGTAAAGTGCTATGTCACCGTAAAGGATAAGCACATCGGAGTACGCGCTTGGCGTGTTCGTTAAGGTTCTACGTCGTAGTCCTTGAAGGTATCTATCATTCGGCTTTTTGCTAGGTTCTCGCGGAAAGCGTTTTCCCTAAGCATGGCCTCTCTGTCTGACCTAGTAAGGTCTTTATCCCTACGTATTTCGTTGTTTCTAGCGCGTAACGGATTTAGCTGCTGGTTAAGTTGTGTGTTGTACATCTTGACCACAGTAGCATACGTGGGGTGTTTATCTTTGTACTCAGCCAACTTGTCTGGATCATCTTTATAGGTATTAAGCACCTTTTCGATGTTCTTAATCTTAGTCTCAACTGAGCTAAATTGCCGAGCGTCGTAGTTTGACCGTGTTCCAAAGAACGAACCAAATAAAGGAATGTCAGTCTTAGGATCAAAATCCTTCTGCCCTTTGGTTAAGTCGTGCAGTCCATACGCAGTCTCACCAATACGAGCCACACCGTCGATATAGCTGTTGGTAAAGAAGTGCAGGGTGCTTGGGCTGATATCAATCCCACCGTCCGTAGCGTCGTGCATAAACGCTGCCGCATCTTTCCAAGCCTCTGGAGTGCTGTCTTTGCCTGTGTATGCATCACCCAAACGGCGCTGGAATGTGCTGTTAATGTCTCTACCTAAGCCGTCTGTATTCATAGAGAACTCTACGATCGGGCGCAAGAAGCTAGGCATGATTGAGTCAACAAAGAACTCCAACGGTTTTTCGCGTAGGGATATACGAGATACAGGGATTGGCATGAACGAATCCATAGCAATGGTTGTACCTATATTTATCAAGGCTGGTCCTAGAGGCTGCGAGCCCGCTACTACAGAAGCCATCTGAGACCCTGCTGCGGCAAACGCGCCACCACCAAATCCCCAAGGCAGTTGGAACACCAAAGGCTTTTTGAGCCCCATACCTTCCCAAATTGCGCGAGGTACATGGAAACGCGCATAGCGAGTCCACTGGTCCATATTGTCTGTAGCTACAGCGTTGCGTCCTAGGTCGTCATCATCCGAGAACATCTGAGCCATAGCGTATGCCATGATGCCCATCCCAGTTAGCGCCGCTGTTGTAATGCGGGCATTTTTCTGTAGCTGTTTAAAGTTCTTAATGTACTCAGCCTTTGCTGTTTCGTTAGCGGCAATATCAGGTGACAGGCGATTGACCGCATCGCTAAGTTTCATGAACGCAGGGGCAAATGACTCTACCGCGCGCACCGCACCTGTGGCAGACGGACGGAAGAACATGAACATAGCGCCCATGCCTTTGCCCCACTCGCCTACCTGCTCAAAGTTAGCAAGGTTCTTAGTAAAGACAGCGGCTTTTGTTTTGGCATCTTGCTCGCTCATGGTCTTGCTAAAGTTATTCTTAGCTATGCTATACGCAGAACCACGGCTAGCCAACTCAAACATGTCAGACCATGTGTCAAGTAACTTTTCTACGTCTTCTTTTTTTGTAACAATGCCTGAAGCGCCAATGCTCTTGTTTAGCTGGTCAAAATTAGACTTCAGGGATATACCCTGCATGTACGAAACCATGCCGCCCTGACGAATAAACTCAACCATATCCCGAATGTAGGGGTCTTTATCGGATAAGTTTTGTAAAGCCAAAAGCGACTTTTCATCGCCTTTCTTATAAAGCATGGCAACTTGCATTGCCTTGTAAAGCCCGGCTTTACCAACCACTTGCGCGGTTACATCCTTCAAGTAACGAGCAGCTTCTACTGGGCCCATTTCGCTTGCGCTAATGTTCCATGCGTTAGCCAGCGTATCCCGAACAAAGTTCATTGGAGCAAACTGATAGTTGTAGCGGGTGTGCATCTGCCCAAGACCACTTGTAATCTTGTTGGCGTAATCAACAAATACGTTCGTATCTTTGTAGGAGCGACGAATTGAATTCCGAAGCTTTTCATCCTGCACAACCAGAATATCAATGCTGCCGTCTTCGTTGTAATGAAAAATAGTAGTTTCGCCTTTTAGATCAGCAAGGTCTACCGTATTACGCTCTTCAAACTTAATAGTCTGTTTAACGTATCCTTTTAAAGCATTTTGACCATATGGGTTCTTCTCTTTGTCATAGTCAAGAGAATTCTTAATAGCTTGGGTCAAGTTACGACGCCCAGCACGCATTGCAGCACGGGTAGCGTCTGTCATAGTTTGAAGAATAGGGTTGTTAGATACGCTGAACCGCCCATCCATTGTGCCGGGGCTCTCCTGTAGCTCTTTGCCATTGCCACCCATAGTATCAAAGTCAAGGTCTTCGTCTACTCGTTGAGGATTGGGTTTGCCTTTTAGTGGCACATAGTTTTCAAAACCATAAAACGCTACACGATTACTAACGGGCTGGGACCAGTAGTTAGCAAGTTTATTAAGCGACGTAGTTTCCTGATGGAGTTTTTGCAAAGCTTCCATAACCATCTTGATTTCAGTGGCCTGCGGATGAGTTTCCAACTGCTTACGAATGTCCCTTGCGGCATTTAATTCAATGCCTGTCGCGTTGTATGACTCTGCATCAAAGTTAATATTAAACGGAACAGCCTCTCCGCCCATTGTTTTAGAACGCGAGCTAGAGCCTAAAGGGTCTACGTACTTCATGTTTGGCTTTGGATATCCATCATTACCCAACACAATTTCACCCTTGGCATCTTTTTCAAGAACGATGTCTTCTAATGCAATCCGCAACTGCTTAGCTTGAGCTACAGACATTTTGTTATTGTCAAGCAGCTTTATGATCTGCTCACGGCGCGCTGCAGCAATAGGCTTGAGTGGTACAGACAATAGGTACTTGACCATACGGCGCTCTGGCTCATGGACTGCTTCAAGTATCTTATGTAGTTCTTCTACAGCACGCTTGGCGGTGTAGCCTGCGCCTTTTGCAAATTCACCTACAGCTTGGTCAAGCATGGTAGCAGCGGGTTCAATGTACACATGATAGAAGTTACGCGCATCGCCAGTAGCCAGAATAATCTGCTCGTAGATGTTGTTCATGTAGTTTTTGCCAGCGCTTAGCCCTTTTATCAGCCCAGACATAGCTCGCTCTCGTTCCCAGTTTTTAATTGGGTAGCGGTCATCTGCAAAAAGACGCGCTATTTTTTGCCATCCATTGATTGTCCGTACTTCTTTTACTTTATTAGTAAAAGGCTCAGGAACTTCAGTCTCTTTAAGCGCATAGGCAGGATCGACTTCGCCAAGTTTAGGCACATGCAATTCAGCCTTGGCCTTCTTTTCAGCTTGATCTGCTTGCTTTTTCTCCTTACCTGAAAGCATTGGTAGGAAGATAGGCTCGGTAGGCTTAGCGAGAATATCGTCAAACGCCGCGAAGGTCTCCATCAAAAACTCAGGGGTGTACGAAACCTTTTTGTTTTTCGTAAACGCACGCCGACCAAAATTAATAATACTGGCAACTGCTATTTTAAAACCTGACCAAGCAGAACCATCTCTTGGCAGGATAGACTCTTCTATACCTATAGGCTTACCAAGAAAGTTTAGTGCCTCAATAAATTTTTCGTTTTTGTTTAGCTCTGTAGATATCTCTGCAGTAACTGTGGCATCGCGCAGATCGTCCTGTAAAACTTTATCAGATAGGGAGTACCCAACAAATTCAAATAAGTTTTTGTACGCCTCTGGGTGGTCAGTTTCAAGCATCGGACGTGTAATGTCCATGATTTTCTGCAAGTGCTCCACCCCTTTAAGCTGTTGAGGCGTTAAAGATTTGCGGTTGCCATATAAGTATTCGTTTATTACCTTAACCGTTCCTGCGTGTACAAATTCATGCAGTAAAGTATGATTAGATAGTCCTTCCTGTGTAATAAGAATGGTATCTGTCTTAGGGTCGTACTGCGCCAAGTCATCGTTAATCTTAGACGAGTCAACCAATTTAATTTTTGTGTTTAACTTTAACCCATTCAAAGCTATAGCTACAGAGCCCTGAAGTTTTTTATACGCATTTGTGCCTTGGGTTCCGCCAAGGGTAGTAAGGTACTGAAGAACCCCGGGGGCGTCCCCATTCATAATCATTTCAATTACGGCAGGGGGGAGTAGCTTATCTCCAGTCAGCGGGGACACAACACGAGCATGCTCTTCACGGGCTTTTTTATCTTTGGCTTGTTGCGCTAAAGACTCAATACGTACTTTTTCTTTTCGGTCAAGGGTATTTTGTAGTTCGCGTTTCTGCCCTTCCGTGAACTCGCTACTATCTTCAATCAGTTTTACACCTAGCTTAGCAAAGCCTACATCCTGCTGTATACCAGCATTGTTTGTAACTTCACGGTCATAAGTTTTTTTCTGGCCTTCAGTTAAGTCTTGCCAGCGTGGGAACCGCACCCCGAACAACCTGCTGTATTCAGCGCGGTTTTCTTCATAATGGTTTACCTTAACACGATCTTGGTCAGATATGTTTTCTTTCTCCCTACCACCAATTTTTTGCAAGTATTCCTGCAGCGCCTTAGCCGCTTTCCGATGCTCATTGCGCCCGCTGCCGCCTTGTGTGATGTTTCCAAAGTAAACATCCTTCATATGAGGGGGAAAATTCTTTGTGTACTCTGGCAAGAAACGTAGTTCGGGGCCATGCTTATCTAACGCAGCCTCAGCAGTGAGTAACTTACCCAATGCTTTTTTGTGTTCTTCTTGTAGCTTGATTTCTTCGGGACTTGCTACCATAGCGTCGCCGCCATCATCAGGTAACTCGTCAATTTGATTCTCAATGGCCTTTAGCCCCGCAGCAGCATCATCATGCTGTTTAATAAGTTCTAGGCGTCTGGCGTTGGATTCTTCTGCGCTTTTGTTTACTTCATCACGTGTATCGTTATAAAGTTTTGTGTCGGCTTCAGAGATGTCGTACTTTCTTGGTGTACGCCCTAATGACTCGTCGTAGGCTTTTTGGCGTTCTTCCTCTTCCCGCTTCTCAACTTTACCGGCCTGCTCCATAGCTCCCGCTACGTCCGTGCCTTTGTATGCAGGGGTTGTATCTTGAGTTTCAGCGGTAGCCTGTGAACCTTCTTTAATAAGTTTCTCAACTGGAAGGTAGCCTTCTTTAGTACGCTTAGCGCTAAGTTTTCCGCTTTCAGTCACACCTAACCCACTTAGCATGTCGGCTAAGTATTTAGATTTTTTTATGTAAGCCTTGCTATCAGCGCCGTTATCCATCGCTATTTCTACAAGCTCATTCCTGCGGCGATTGATTTCGGCCTGTTGAACTTCGGAGAGATCGGCAATAGTCTTAGGCTTGAGCGCTTCGTCTTTTTGCTGGGTTTGAGAAGTTGGAGGTTTTATTTGTTCATTTTTAGATACTACCCCCAACTTTTTACCCGCATCAAGAATTTTTATTTTTTCTTCATCCGTTAAATTAACATCGTTCTTTATTAGTTCCAAGAAATCAGCATTAGCTAAATCAATAGGAGCAAAAGGCCATGCCTCATTCCAACCGGCATTTTTTTGTTCTTCTCTAGCAAGTTGATTTACTGTGGCTGCGGACGTTTGTTGTCCTTTCGTTTCTGTTTTGACGGTTTCAGTGGTTTCATTGCCATCGGTTGTGGTTCCTTGTAGTGTTTCGGTAACGGGTAGTCCCGCTGTTTGTGTTTCATCAGTAGTAACTGGTATCTCAGAGGCAGGTGGCGCTTCTTCGCCAAGCTGTTGGGTTGCAGCTTTAAACGCGGCAGTAAACTCAGGAGTGTCTGGGAGCGTCTGGTCTTCAGGCATACCCGCAACACTTGTCGAAGCGCGCTTGAGTTGCTCCTCGGTCTGATTTAGTTCTGTTTCACGTTGCTCTTTAATTGAGTTAATAATCTTGTTAGAGAGGTTAGTACGAACCCCACCCACCGCGCCGGGCGCAACTGCCATAGCAATAGATGCCGCAGCAGTGTCCACATATTCTTTGACTGCCGCAGCATCGGTTAGGGATAGGCTCGCGCCATAGCGTTCAGCAATAGTTTGAATCTCTTCAGCGGGAATCTGCTTAGTACCTGTAACGGCTATGCGTTTGCCAATGTCCAGCGCCAAGCTATTGAGGGTCTTTTCCCCAATTTTCAAAGAGTCAAGACCAATTTTATTGACAAAGTAATCCGCAACGCCGTGCACAATAGCAGCAGGGACTATTCGGGCTAACTCAACTTCATCAACGCTCTTACCTTGTTTTTCGGCTTCTTCAATAGCCCGTCCAGTGACTTCGCCAGTGCCGTACATACCAGCTTGGGCCACCATACCTGTTGTAGCGCCTATTGATTTACCCTTAGACTTGACGTATTGTTTGCCAGCAGCCTTACTTGCATCTGCAAATACTCGTTTAGCCTCAGCCTCTACAAATTTAGCGCCAGCTTCCTCTGCAATTTGTTTTGCAGCGGCTTTGGTAGCGCCTGCGGCAATGGCTTTCTTAGCCTCAGCCTCAATAACATTTTCAGCGGCTTCTTTGATGCCCTGTTTAATTAAAGTTTTACCTACAACGCCAGCCGCCGCGCCGGGAATAGAAGCAACACCGCCACCAGCAACCGCGCCAATACCCATGAAAGCAAGTGTTTCGGCAATGTTTCCTACACCAGCGCCAATTTGGTACGGTAGCCAGTCAGTCAAAACTGTACCAATACCTTTGTCAAAGGCGTTGCTAAAGGAGTCAGATTCTTTACCGATTTGACGGGCTTTGCCAGCTACAGCGGTGTCCATACCGCCTTTAACTAAGTCTTTATCACCAGACAGTAGCCCAGCAAATGCCTTGGCATTACCAAAACTTTCTTGAATTTGTCCGGGTATGTTGCCTATGCCACGGAAAAAATCACTGCCCCCTGCCTCGGCTTGGGGCGCTACAGCCACTTCCTTTGGTGCTTCCGCAGCATCAAACTGATCGAAGAAATTCCCCTTTGCTGGGGTTTCGTCGAACTTATCAAAGAAATTAGCCATGTTATTGTCCTAGTACTTTAGCTGCCGCGCCTTTTCCAAATTTTAAATCATATTGACTGGCTAAGCTAGGATTGGCTTTTAGCGCAGCAACTGCAGCGGCGGGTGCTGCTACAGCAGGGTTGGCAGTTGTTTTAGGCGTTGCCTTACCACCGGGTTGGTATTGGTCTACAAGATCATCGGCTCTTTGTTTTCTAGTATTTAAACGGGTGTCTGTATCAGTTATGTATTTCTGTGCTTTTTCAACGCGGGCTTTCTTTGCTGGAGTATCGGGAACTAATTTAGCATCCTCTAGCGCTGTCAAATATGCTGGGTCTTTTCTTGCTCTATCTATAGATGCGTCTACTTTTTCAGCTAAATTCATAGCTGAAAATAAATTTCTATTTACAGAGTTGTCATTTCGGCCCGCGCCGCCAGCGCCTTTACGAGGTTGAGCAATACTGGCAATCCCTCTAAGCATACTAGCGCTAGCCTTGTCTCTGTTGCTACCAGCGTTAAACACATCAAGTTTAGCTTTTTGAGCCAGTGCCGCATCTTTTCTAGCCTCGCTAGTTAAGCCCATTTGCTCTTTACGTTTTGCTTCACCCATGTGGAACCGCATTTTTGCAATAGCTTGTTCTTGGTCTTCTTCAGCTTTTAACGCTGCGCCGTAAGATTCACCAGCATCTGCAACGCCCGCACCAAAGCCACGCGCAAGGTTATTGCCTTTAAGGATAGTTTTGGCAAACTGAAACGCCGCTAGCCCTTTAGCTTGCTCTAATCTTTTGTCCCGACCAGCTTCCTTCTTCTTTATGCTTTCTTCATAGCCTTTATAAGGGTCCTCAGTTACGCCTTCCATCTGAATTTCACGAGAAGCCTTTCTAGCCGCTTTTGCGTCTTCCGGCGTAAACTCTTTGAACTCTCGCTTAGCGTTGTTCTTATACAGGTCCATCATAGTTTGGACAGCTTCATTGTAGATTTTGGGATTGCCCTGTGTTGAAGTGCCTAGTTGAGCTAGTTGCATGGGGTTAGTAAGGTCAGGGTCTACATAACTTCCATCTTCCTCTTCATTCCCATTAAAAGCAACAATGCCGCCACGGGCCGCACTCAATGTAGTCGGCATCATTTTGTTCATATTTACAGGTAGAGACGCAAGGCCACCACGTTGTATAGAAGCACGGAGCCCTTCTTCCTTAACAATTACCTCGAGTTTTACTTTATCCCCACTAGCTTCCGCCGCTTGCTTAGCTTGAGCTAGTTCTTGGTCATCTAAACCACGCACAAATTCTGCAATGTTGTCTTCATCGGTTACGCTTTTTTCTTTATCTATGTAACCACCCTTGGCAAAGAACTTACTTAGTCCATACGCAGTAGACGCAAGAGAACCCAATGACTGCAGCCCAGACGGAGACCCTTCGTTGTAAGTAGTTGTACCTGTGCTTGTAGTTCCAAGTGGTAGGCCGTTAATCATGTTTGCCATGTAACCCAACTGCTGTTGTGGGTAATTCTTCTGGTTCATGAAGTCTTGATAGGCTTGAGTAAGGCCCTGTTGATTCATAGACTGCTCTTGAGCGCCGTAAGCTGACTGAAGCTTATTGATGTCTACACCTTGCTGGAACTGTTGACCGCCAAGAGTACCAAGAGTATTTGCTGCATTAGAAGCAAGTTGTAGTCCTTGAAGGCCACGGTTTTGATCGGCGTTAAATTGGTTCTGGGCGTTTGTGTACGCAAGTTGGCTACCTTGCGCCTGAATGTCGCCCATCTGAGAACCAAGATTGCGTTCGCGTTCAGCACGCATAATTGCGTCACGACTACCACCAAAGGCTCCGGCTTGGGCGGCTTGTGCTTGTTGTTGAGTTCCTTGGATACCGGACTGGCGCTGAGCTTCGCGTTTTTGGATATCAACTACATTCTGAATGTAGGGGCTCATATACTGGTCAGCTTGAGCATTACCAAATGTTTGGTTGTTTAGGCCACCCATACCTGCCGCACCTGCTAAACCAATACCAGCGCCGGTAGCTCCGCTTGTTTGCATGCCTGCGGCGGTATTCTTAGCCTGCTCTTGCAATGGACTAAATCCAGCAATGCGTGGGCCGCCGTATGCTTCGTATGGACGATTTGATAACGCTTGCTGTTTGGCTAAGGTGTCTTGCGCATAGGGAAGCGCCCAAGCAGGTAAACCTGTAGTTTTTTCGGCAGTGGTAGTGGGGGCTGAACCGCCGCCGCCTTGAGGAATAATTCCACCGCCAGCTTTGCGGATAAAGGCGCGGGGGGGCAAGTCTGGAATGCCCAGCAAAGCCATTGAACGGTCATTAAATTTCATAGTTTTACCCCAACAATACGGTATTTTTCTTCAAAGCCATAACGCTTCCAAAGCCTAGCAATTGACTCTCTAGCAGCACCTTCGATAGCTGTAGCACCCATAGACCTTGCGTAGGTTTTTAGTTGCTCGAACGTATCGACATTACTGACTAGCTTGCCGCCAATAGCGGTAATAAATGCAACCCGATCATCAGGGCGATTAAAAAACTCAACTGTTGCTGCGCCGTGTAACTCACCATCGTCGCCTACACCGACTAGCAGTATCCATTTTCCTTGGGTAACAAATACCTTAGCCTGCTCTACTGTGTAGTCTCCGCTAGAGTGCGCAAGTGCGTCGGCAATGTACCCTTCAACCTTACTCCAAGTATAGTTCACCCATTCAGGGGAGACATACTGAATTTTCATGCTGGCAGGTTCTTGTCCGAACGGCTATTCGTTGCAACTTTGCCTTTACCAACTGTCTTTTTACGCCCAGCTTGGATACGGTCTAGCTTTGCATATAGCTTACGAGCACCAGCATCAGTCGAGCCATTGCCGAGTTCTGAGACGATACGAGCAGGTACTACGAATTCACCGTCGGCTAACCGAGCAGGGCGCTTGCCGCCAATGCTGGCAGGGATGGAATCAGATACGCCGTCGCCGGGGCCACGTAGTAAACGACCGCCGTCAGAGTAACCGCCAAGATCACCCAACCCACCACCCGCAAAATTTGAAATACCGCCAGAGGCCATACCACGAGGTCCATAACGAGGCGTGAGGTCCTCCTTGTCGATACCTGAATGTTTTTTGGCAAAATCAATTCCATCTTTGTAGATTTCGTAGGCATGTGCATCGTCCCCTTCTTGGATGGCTTTGTAGGCAGGCTTAATAAAGTCGCTGTACATTTTTTTGTACACTTTATCCGCATCGGGCCTTTTGTCGAGTGCAGCCACAATGCGCGGGGCATTTTTGTAGTACCACGCAACGTCTTTGGATTTTTCCTTGTTTTTGCGCATGTACGTATCGCGGAAATCACGGAGGGTATTAAGCACTTCCCCGTTGTCTTTTTGTTTCATGTGCGACACAGCCGCAGTAGTCAAGAAACATCCGCCGGGCCCACCACCGACACCATCAGCGCCGGTATCTTTACCAGTTTCACTATCGGAAGGAGGAGCAGCATCAACAGCGGAATCAACATCAGTCGTAGTAGTATCAGCAGTAGTAACGCCACTTGTAATACCTCTACTAGTAAGGCCCTCATTAGTAGCAGTAGGAGCTACTGCCCCTCCTACAGCGGTTTCACCGGGCTTACCAACACCGCCTGTACCAGCAGTGGGGGCATTAACTCCTCCGTATGAGGTGCTTGCGTTATATCCGCTAGGTAGACCTTTCATGCCTACAGTAGACGTATTTGCATTTGATATTGCATTAGCCTCCGCATCGTCAGCGGCTTGTTGTGCGGCTGTAGCAGTAATAGAATTATTAACATTAACAGGCGTTCTATCTTCTACAGTCACCAAATTAGGGTTTTGTGTTCCAAAAAGAGCTTGTAACCCCCTCATTATGGGGTTGTTCATGGGGTTAAGAAAAGATAAATCTTTTTGTATGCGTGCACCCTGTGTAAAGTTATTAGGCACGGGAGCATATCTATCGCCAATTTCAGCATTTTCTTGAGTTTGTAAAGCTTTATCTGTTGCAGTTTCTTTATCCATGAACGCATTGATGCGGCCTTGTTCTGCTGGATTGATATCCCCACGCCCACCACGATCTTGATTTACATAGGCAGGGCTTGCTGCTATGCCAACAGGGGCTGCAGTCCCCGCTGGAACCCAAATATATTGTCCTGTTGCAGAATCGTATACGTATTTTCCGCTGGCTGGAGTTCTATCGGTACTAGTAGAAGTATTGTTTGCAATAGCCTTAGCTTCTAGGTCAGACACTGTTGATTTAGGTCCTCGCAAGGCGTAATTTGATTCGCTCCCAAAGTTTTGGTTAAATGCGCCGTAGTCTGGTACATCAGGTAGTGGGAACCCATTAGCGTCATAGCGTTGTATCATGTTTTTACTTTCAGTACATTACTGGCGGTTGTATCGTAGTAGACATCGCCTACTCGAAGGTTAGCTAAATCTGCCTGAGTTGGCAAGCTCGGAGTGGCTGTTCCGGGTACAGGAGGAGCGCTCAATGCCGCAATTATATTGGCTCCAGCACGTTGTGTAGAGATGTTAACTGGGCCACTATTATCTAATTGGTTGAAATACAACCGCAGTAGGCTAGTTAACTGATCTTGGTATGCACGGTTGTACTCTTCCGGTGCTACAGGAAGGCGGGGGGCAATTACGTTCTTTTGGGCCATATTAACGTCTGCCGTCAGGCCGCACATCAACCCGTGGACTACCTAGCTGCCACTGAGTACCGAGTGTATTTGAGGTAATCCGCATAGACATCTGACGACCGCGTACACGGATATTAATTTGCCCTGTAAAGGTGTCTAAGTCAATTGGGTATGTCTGCGTAGCTGTTACGGGCAACGATGCTGTGGCGCTTGTACCGCCTACTGACAGGGGGTTGTTGTACCCCGAACCAGAGTTCTGCAGAGGCAAAAGCTGCATAGTCAAGCTAGGCGTAGTCCCGTCTGTAGAGCCACGGAAGGTCAAGTCAGGCAGCATACGCCACGCAAACGCCATGTTGTGCCCATCACCAATGTCAAACTGCGAGCTTGTAATGCTAGCTTCAATGGCTGCAGGGTTAGCTCCAATGTTGTCGTCTACACCAGACTCGTGGTCAACGAGGTTGTATGCGTAAGTAGCTGCTATAGGGTAATCCCTTAGTCCGGAGTCTAGCCATGCAGTGCGAGCCAAATTACCGTACATCCAGATGTCTTCGGAGTAATTGTAGATTACGTAGCGATCCACAGTAAAGCTGTTTGCCGAACAATAGAACCACCAGACCTCGTTAAAACCTTCACTTGTGCTGGCAAAAATCTGGTCGGCTTGCTGCAAGTTAATGTCGTTAAAGATGTATTGACGCACGTCGCAACGCAGGGTCTGAACCCGTCCGTCGTACTTGTAAAACTTATCTATGCCCATCCAGTAGGTAATACCGGAGCCAATAGCAGCGGCGGTAGACGATATGATTGATATGTTGTCGGCAATAAGTTGTGTTCCCCAGACATAAGGCGGGCCAAGGTACTGCAGTGAATAAATGGTTGAGTCCGTCCAAACCACAATCTCTTGGCGGCTTTGCAGTGCCGTGACAATTCTGGAGCCGTGGGACAAGCGAACACTACCTGCTTGATTTGTAATTGCAGGTGCCCACTCTAAGTACGACTCTTGGTCTGACCAGCGAATAAGCATGGGGTCAGACTCTGTACTACCAAAATCATTGGTTCCAAAACAAATAACAAACCGACTTGCGTCAGAAATAATAAAGTAATTTTGTGTTAGGGGGACGCTTGAAGCTCCGTTTAGCTCTGTAAGCGCAATCATCCGTGGGGAAATAGTGTGATCCCCAGATTGTGACCCTGACGTATTGATAAGCGCCCCAGTAGGAGTAGCCGACAAATTAAACGTAGTACTCGATAAGTACCGTGTGTAGTATATTGTTCCAACAACAAGCCCTGTGGGAAGCGCCCCAGTAGTTTGTAGCGTAATGGCAGTCTTGTCAGGTAGGTTGACAACGCTAGTGCCTACGCAAGGTGTTGCAATGGTAAGAGTTATGCCGGTGCCTACGTAACCTATATTTGCGCTCCATAAGTACAAGGGGTCAGTGCTAGGCCCGCACAGCAAATCTTGCCCAAAGTTATTTTGATTCCAAAGGCGCATAGGCTGAGTAGAGTTGGCGCTAGTGCCCCATACACCGGAACTCCAAGTACCTGAACCCCAGCCTGTCAACGGAACTTCATAGGGCGGGCCAATGTTAATTTGGTATACGGCATAGACCGTACCGCCGCCAGTAGTTGAGGAAGTCGCTGCAGAAGCGGCTGTAATCGTATAGTTGTTAGTGCCAGTGGAAGTTATCTCGTACTCGCCAAGGATTGTTAAGCCGCCCACTGCTGTACCGCCGTAGAACGTAACGTAATCACCAAGGTTGTACCCACTAGCAGCGTCAGCAACTGTAACGGTAGTAGACAGATTTACGGTAGTAAACGGATTGGTTAGCGTAGATGTTGCGCGGATAGGGGTAACGTCGTAGTAAGCTCCGCCGTTCTGGATATAGAACTTTACGTTTGTGCCTACCCCAATCAAATTCTGAGCACCTAACGTAACCCAATTCCAAAGTGACCGACATACGCCTATGAAAGTATTGGCAGAGATGCGTGTCCACCCACCGATCTTTTCTGGTGTGCCCTGACGGAACCTAACTTTGTCCGACTCGTAATAGCCGCCCTCGGTGGTGTACCGAGTGTTCTCGCGGTTAATACCGGGTCTTAGGGTAATCTTTTGTAAGGGCATGGCTCATTTTCCCATGAATTAGGCAAAAGGTCGAGTACCTGCTTTGTCGATGATAAGCGCATTGCCTCTGGGTTCTGCATCTTCTGTGTTGGGTATGCTGATGTGAGTCCAACGGTCAAACTCACGAATAATTTGGTCAAAGGGTAAACCCGCAGCAATCACGGCACGGACTACCTCGTCTGGAGTTACACCGGGCACTCGGAGGTCAGCCGCGCACCCCTTACGATGCTGAGACTTGTCAGAACTTCCAACTGCGTCATTGACCTGCTTACTGCGGAAGGCAGAGTTAATCATGATAGGCTTGCCGCCAAGGGTTTCCTTGACCTGCTCCAGCAGTTGCGCCAAGCGTTGCAGGTTGCTTATTTCTTCCTGTGTCGGGCTGTTGTCAAACTCGCGGTGGTCGGTGACTGTAAGTTCCGCAAGGGTGAAATGCTTACTTAGGCTTGTCATTTCCGTTTTCTCCTATTTTGATACCAGTAATAAGGCCGAGAAACCCGCCAACAATGGTTTGAAACGCAGGGCCAACAATTCCAAACAGTTTGTCGTTATCGACTAGCACGTCAAAGAACCCAAACATAAACACGAATACCATTGACAGCACAGTAAGCGACAGAGTGACGGACGCAATCAAAGTAACCCATTGGGATAGTTGTTCTCTGCTCATCTTATGTACAGCCTTTGGTTTATAGAAGCCCTGACGTAACCTTCATCGTTAGAAGTCACCGCCGAAAGAGCATGTAACTCAAAACTTGGAAAAATTAAACAGGAATTATCCTCCAAGTGCGGTGTGTAGTCATGTTTTGGAAATGTTAACTTGCCGCCTTCAAAGTCTTTGCCTAGAAAAATGGGGTATAGCATGGTCACCACTGCAGCATCTTGATGGGCAAAGTAGCTACTCCCGTTTTTATAAAGCTGCAAAAACGTGTTGTCGTGATTGCTTGTTGGTATATAGCCTATAAAAGGGTTGTCTTTACTATGCAGCACTCCTTGATTGCATAGGTTAAAAATTTCTCTAGTAAAGGAAATTATCTTGCTTTTATTCCGGTCTTCTACAAAAAAGTCATCTAGGCCAAGAGATAAAGTGTGAGACGTATTACGCAGTTGCGCGTGGTGTACGTCTTTTGGCTCTGTAGCTTCAATCGTAGGAACTAACGAAAGCGCTTCTTGTTTTATTTCATTCAACGCCTTGGCGTCAAAAAAATTGTAAATGATGGTGTGATGAAACGGGTGTTTCAAGTGCTGAATTATCACTTCTTGCTCCGCATTTCCATGATTTTCTCAAGCGTGCGACCCCCAAAATACGCCGACATGACTAGCATGCCCCACTGCCCTAGCAGTTCAACGTAAGACGCTTGCGCGTTGTACCCAAAGGCGCTCATCAGTGCAAACAAAAAGTAAGCAATAAAAATGGCAACTAAGGCCATAGGGCGAATGTTCTTTGACAACCAAGAATCGGATGACATATCCGCATCCCAGCGTTCAGACACGCCAGCTTGCTCAGTCTTGTAAAGGTCAGTCTCATTAGCCATCTTTGCCAGTTCACCGCTTTGGGCAAGTGTGGCAAGTTCGAGTTGGGCTTTGGCCTTGGCCTCTGGGTCGGGGATGAGCTTGTCTATGAGCTTACCGCCGACTGCTAGTAGTCCTGTGATGTCAAACATATTTTTTCCTTTCTATGCTTCTACTTTTGGGGGTATAGGGTTAAAACTAATAGTAACTGTAAATCTATTCTGTGGGCCAATACTCGACTGGGGGTTAATGGCGTGGGGAATAGTTGCATCAAAAACAACAATTCGTCCGGGTGTGTACCTAGAGGCATAAATTATTTCAGAACAATCGTCGTTGTAAAACATTGTTTCTCCCCGCCATTCAGGAAGCCAATCTAAGTTTGCGTAGTACAAAACAACTGTTTCCCCTGTAGGGTGGGTGTGGGCAAAGTTTATATCCCCTGTATGGGTTAAATTTATAACGCACCTAGTTAACTCTTTGCCCTCTACAAGTGGAGCAATTTCTGGTGATGAGAGAATTACATTTCCTAGCCCACATGCTATAAGTTCTTCTTTGGTGTACCGCGAGTGCAGGTACTTGTAGGCAGATTTTGGGCCAATACTAGAATCAGGCCATCCAATACGGAAAGCGCTACCCATAATGTACGTAATAATTTGATTGCGCAACGTAGCGTTTACAAGCCCATCAAAAATATCAACGCATGCAACTTTCATAGTTTTCCTTTCATTGCAATAATCCCCCAAGCAACCAAAGTAAAAATGGCTGCGGCTACTAGTACGCAAAGACCCATTGTGATGGCTTCGTCAATCTCTGCCTTGCGGTTCTTAGCCGCTTTAGCATCCAGTATCTCCTGCACTTTCCTGCGCTGCACAATCGAGTTGCGCTCTAAAACAATCTGTGTCCACAAGGCGCTATGGCCTTGGTTGATAAAGTGCCACTTCAACTCTTCCTCGGCTTTATTCAGTTCATGCAGTTGCATGACCGTAGACATTGCTTGGCTGGTGTCTGAACTGTACTTCTTTTTTGGGTCTTTTATTGCTTCCTTGGCTACTTTATCTTTTGCGTCAAAAAACTTCATCACGTCATTCGTGATGCCTTGGACATCCTTGCCCATTTTTATAGCAGCTTGGATTCCTTTTATAGCACCCTGTGCTACAGCAAAAGCGGTTAGGGGGTCAATCATGGCGCTCTTTCTTAATCACCTCCACAACCCAACGGCACACCCTCCCGTCTTTGTCTAAAAACTCGTTTGCCCCGTACTTCTCGCTCGGCAGTACGACGCGGCACACCAACACGATTTTTGTCTCGGTATTGGGCCACGGTATCTGAGCAGAAGCAAGTGCATCAAGCATTACAACCTATATTCTTTTGAGTGCATATGTATGTATGACCCTGCTCTTGGCCTTTCTGCTCGGATATTGGGGTCTGGCAGGGTAAGTTTATCACTTACTGTTGCCCTTGCGTGAGATAGCATGTCTACAAAAACGCCTTTTGCATAGGTTATTTCTGGGGAGTGAATCCACTGGTGATTAATGCTATTAGTCCCCCACATAGCTTTTCCTGCATGAAACAAATTGCGGACACTTAAAACATGCGAGGGAAACAATTGTTCTATAGCTATATCTTGCCCACGGGGTTTTTCTGGGTTTGCCATCCAAGCCTGTTTTGTTAGCTGCGCTTGTTTAATTGCCAGCTTAGGCATATCAGGAGTCCAGTAAAACCACTCGTGATGCTGATGCGCCTTTAGTTTTTCAGACGTCTCGTTTGCTTCTGCTGGTTCAAATGAAAAAGAAGATACAGAATCATTAAAGGCAAACGTATAACCTGCGCCCTGCTTGCTAAGCACTGGTCTATCTGCCCCTTGTATGTGGGCTACATTCTTCCCCGCATCGTACAAACTTCTCCAATCTGCGTCAGTGACTGCTATAGCTACCCGCGCCAAATTAGAGGCTGAAAGGGCGCTAATTTTATAAAACTGCGATACGTAGGTGTTATTTCTTAGCAGTGTGTCAAAGACATCCTCAAAAAAAATTGTACGAACCTTTATACCTTTACCCTCTACGTACTTTTGTAGGTGTGGCAGTGCTGCAAACTCCAACTCTGAGAACAAGTTTTTCCCAAGAACGGGGCTATTGGGGTCATGCACATAACAGCGGGGCTTGTACATGACTATTTCGTCTAAACGAATGTCGTTGTCTATAAACGCATGAAGGACATTGGTACTGTCTAAGCCCCCGCTAAAAAATAACGAAACGTAGTCGTACTTATCTCGAAGCTGTTGCGCTCGCCGCTTGTAAAGCTCGTCTATGTTTTCGGGGACAGGCACTGTCCAATCAAAACAAGAAAATACTGCGTCATTAAAATCCCACATTACCGTTTGGTTAGTCTGCGTGGCAAAAACTAGAGCGTCATACTTGTTTAGGAAACGTAGCCCACCAACACAGTATTCACCGTGTCTTGTAGGCATATTATTGCGCCGCGTATTTTGATTTAAAAGTCTGTATGACCACTTCCGCTTCTTTAGAAGACATGTACTGCGGTTTATAGCCAGCCGCACGAATTGCTTCTTGTACGCCAGCCGAAGACTGCACATTCTTGATACGTGCCTCAAATTCTTTTAAGTCAGCAGCAGAGTTTTTTGAAGATACCGAAATACCCATAATAAGCTTAGTCTTTGCGGCTGACGGGTACACCGCGCTTAGGTCAATGCCGGGCACAGTATCAGGGGCGTTAATACGCCCAAGACTTTTTAATTTACCCGCAGACACTAAAGATAAAAGCCCCGCGCCATCTGGATACAAGTCCAAAGACCCATCGTTCAATGCAGCCATTGCTTCTAGGGATGACTTATGCGCAACCCAAATTACCTTACTGTCCTTTAAGACCTCAGCGGCGGCGGTCTTTAAACCTTGCGAATGGTAACCGACGGTTATCTCTTTACCTTGCCGAAGCATCTCAGGCAGCGTTGCAAACTTATTGCCGTTACCCGTGACAAACATAGGCCCAAGGGTAGCTAAAACCGAAACTATTTTTAAATCGTCAAACGCCGCATCGTTACCGGGATACGTTATTTTGTTGACAACGTGATCTGAAACCCCAGTAGGGCATAAGACCGAAAACTCTGGTTCCGCTTGCATGGCTTTCATAGCCATCATTCCAGTAGTCCCCGGTTTAATGCTGATCTGCGATTCTGTTCCGTAAACCCTATCGTATTCGTCAAATATGGCTTTGCAAAACGGGAGATTTACAACGTATGCACTGTAAACCTTTAGCGTCTTGGGAAGTTCAGCGTGGCTGGTTAAAGCTAGTGTGGTTAAGACCCCTGCAAGTAACTGCTTTACTTTAAATTGCATTTGTCACCACGTTTACTTCAACACCCACCAACGGAATAATTGCAGCAAGTGATGTGTCTACGTTGGGATTGAGAACGTCTTCTTGTGTCTGCAACCACGCTGTAGGTGCGCGGGTCACAATAAAATCATGTAGCGCTGTCCCTGTTGGGGCTGGTACAGGTAGGTCAAAAGAGTAGTCTGTACGGCAGCGGCGAATTATGCCGTCAAGAGTGTCCGTTGATAGCATTGCTTCTGTAATGATATCAGTGTAGTACCGCACAACAATAGAATGCCCTGCGATGTTAGTTTCAATAATTTTGTATTTAATCATGATGCTGTTCCATTTCTTGTTCCAAAGTTAATCCACGTAACATTAGAGTTACCCTGTACATAAGCTCCTGTTGCCCCTGCTGAACCTGTACCACCTGTACCGCCTGTAGCACCCGCAGAGCCTGTAGCACCCGCAGAGCCTGCTGCTCCCCCTGCTCCACCTGCACCGCCACCGCCAAGGTTTCCACCACCACCTGTTGAACCTGCGCCACCTGAGCCGCCGCCTGTGCCGCCTGTACCCGCATTGACTCCACCACCAGCGCCTCCAAATGGACCGCCACCAGCAACGCTGTATCCGTTACCACCAGTACCACCAGCAGTATAAATATACGAAGGGGATTTGGGGGTTCCAACATCATAATACCCACCACCGCCGCCACCGCCGCCACCACCGGACCGAACTCCAGCAGCGCCGCCCGCGCCTCCGGGACCACCTGTACCACCCGTACCGCCCGCACCGCCGGAACCTCCCGTACCGCCAGAAATGGTAGTTAGGTTGTTAATAGAGACAGGGACAGAAACGAGAATAGCTAAACCACCTGTATTACCCGTACCGCCCGTACCGCCCGTACCACCAGCAGTTCCGTTACCGCCTGTGCTACCGTTACCAGCAGCACCGCCCGCACCACCTGCATTGCCCGGTGCGGCGTATCCACCGCCGCCACCGCCGCCCGCCGCACCATTTGTCCCCGCTGCTCCTGCTCCACCGGGATTACCAGTAGCGCCAGTAGCGCCAGTAGTGCCAGTAGCGCCAGTAAAACCTTGGATTAAACCATTGTTTATCAGCGTTACTTTGTTAGGAAACGAGCCGTTAATGGTTAATGCAGTATTTCCAGCTGTGCCGCTGATTGTGTTACTAACGGGTATCGTTGCAACTAGCGGAAAAACACCATTCCACCCAGCCGCCAACGCTTGCGTTCGCAGATTTAAATCCGACCCAGTAGTTAGGTTGAAATTAAATACGGGCAGTGCCCCAGTAAGAAAAGCATTAAGTGCTGCGAACATTATGCAAACGCCTGTGCGTAAGTGCCGTACCAAGTAGAACCGATAGCAACAAATGAGAGTATGTCTACGGCTGACGCGGTTGCCGTAATGACTGGTGCTGTACCTGCATTAAACTTTACTCCTGTAAAAGTAGCAGTAGTCATGCCTGTAGCCGCTTGAGTTATCTGCAGAATAAAACTTTTACCATTCGTTGCGGTTGGCATTGTAAATGTGCAAGGGGTTGAGGCTGTCAAGGTTGCAGTCTGCACCGTACCGTTGGTCAACGACAGTGTGCTCGAAGCCCCAACAGTGCCAATCGCAACCACAGACTCGGTGTAGTTTGTAATTGTCGGATTGTTCAAAAGCGAAACAAAATCTGATCCGTTCCAAGCTACAAAAGCTATAGACCCTGCAGCAACTGTTACACCGGTAGTAGGCCCAGCGCCTCTTATAACTACAGGGAATCCGCCAGTTGTGATGTTTACGACTACATACGTTTTAGACTGCGCCGGGGCTGTAATGTTTCTTAATGCTGTACGAGAGCCTGTACACAAAAGAACTGCCTGACGCGATTGGTTAGCCGCTAAGGTTGTGGTTGTCAGGGTTACGTCTGCGTCTGTGCTAAGTGTGGTAGTGCCTGCTACAGCGGTGTCTAGCAATGCTGTCAAAGAGTTGTTGACCGTATCGCCCCATGTACCGGACAATTCGCCCGTTACGGGGAGGGCTAGGCCCAAAAGTGCCGTTGCTGATGTTGCCATAATTTACCTCAAGTTACTATTTCAACCCAATTTTGGATTACACGTTATCTATATTTTGCCAGTTTGCGACCTGCATGTCATCAATTAGCTTCCAATATACCGCAATTACAACCCCTATGTCACCTGCTGCGTAGTCTCCAGTCAGCGCAAAAGACCTATTAGCCAGAGCTACTAAACCTGCGGAACCACCTGCGCTAGCGCTTGTAAGGGCCATTACCCTATCTGTAGTAACAGTTCCAACCGCGCCATTAGCTTGGTTCGACGGTAACGGAACAATAATTTGATTTACTGCCCCTAAAGCGCTAACGCCTGAAATACTTGTTACAGCCGACCCAACTACTGTATCAACTGCTCCTGTTGCAGCTACGCCTGAAAGCGCTACAGTTCTATTTGCCTCAACAGTACCTACAAACCCAGAAGCTAAGTCTCCAAGTTTGTTGGGGTTGTTAATCTCAAGAAGCTCCCCCACTTCGCCAGTAGCCGAAACACCTGTAATAGCTACTTCATAGACAAATACTGGGATAAGACTTACGCCGCCCCAACTATTAGAACCCCAAGTATCACCACCCCAACCAATTCCAACTGCCCCTGTCGCCGCAACCCCAGTTAACGCTATGGTGTGGTCATAAGTAACTGAACCTACAAACCCAGAAGCTAAGTCTCCAAGTTTGTTGAGGTTGGTAGCCTTAACAACATCCCCTACCCCGCCTGTACCGCCTACTCCGCTTAGGGCTACAGTTTTACTGTGCTCTACCGTGCCAACAGCGCCCGCAGCGACGACACCTGTGGTTGGAATCGCTCCGCCCCAGCCGTAATCACCCCAAGTGTCATCACCCCAGCCGAGAGCCACAAACTACTCTTAGGTTGTAGCCAAACGCAACAACGCAGTTGACGTGTTGTTTGTAGGCATAGTCAACGTAAATGTACCCGCAGTGATCGTCTGTGAACCAAATGTGTGTACAGAAACCGCTTTATTACTCTGAGTAGAGTTGTAGATCAATACGGTATCAAACGCAGTGCTCAAGGTTACGGTTGTGTACGTAAGCGAAGCTGACGGTGTAAAAAACGCTACGCCTGCCGTTGCTGAACTGTTGGTTGCTGTTGGCGGCGTTGCTGCTGTTACCGTCACACCGCCTGCGGTGTAATTGGTCCCAGATACTTCTCCTGTTGCAGAGTACGCAGTGGTTGCCGCGTTATAAGTAGCTGAGGTCAGATACAGAGCCGCTTTAAATGTGTCGGTTGCGCCCGTTCCACGGGTCGGTGCAGTACCGAAATTATGGGTTGCGGTCATTAACTCGCCCATAAACGAGGTGCACATTGATTGGGTATTTGCCATGATATTTCCTTAAAAAGAAGCGGTTTCAGCGCCTGCAAAAGTGGGTATTTTCTTCAGCGTAACGTGAGCAGATCGGTGAACTAATTCACCATCCAACCAGTACTCGGTCCAAGTAGTTAACTCGTTTTCATTGTCTACAGTGCCAGAACGATGCTCCAACAAGGAATCGTCCATTTCACCTTTGGTAGTCGTAACAATCAATTTGAACTCCTAATTAACGCTGAAGTAGCTGTATTGGCGGGCATTGTGATGGTGAACGTAGTGGTAGATGTTTTATCTGACCCAAAATCCAACACTGCAATGGACTTATTGCTTTGACTGGCATTGTAAATCAAGGCGCACCGTGCTGTCACTGCTGTTGACCAAGACGTATTAGCCCAGTTAACGTAGACCGTGTACCCAGAAGTATTAAGCGCAACGCCTGTCATGGTGTTTCCGCCCGCTGTATAGCCTGACGCTACAACCTCATTGAGGGTGCTATATACCGTGGTATCGGCATCAAGGTTAGCGTTTGCCGTGTAAAGGGCAATCTTGATTGTGTCCGTTAACAGATTGTGTACCGCTTGGTACACCTCTGCTTTAAACGAAGTGGTCTGGGTTTGGACGATCATGTGACTGCCTGACGGTATTGACCGCTACGGTACGCATCCTGACGCTCAAGGCCATCGCCAAGTCGTTTAGCCAGCATTAACGCTTCTTTGTACTTGCCATCGTAAAGAGCAACCATGTCGGCTTCGCCCTTCATGTAGGTAATTGCTTCTACCAACGACCCGTAGAGCAATACGGAGTCAAAGTTGTCACCTAGCCATGTAGTACTAGCAGTGACAATAGACTCTGGATAGTAGTAATAGTGAAGCTCTACAACGTATGTAGCATTTGGCGTTGGGCCAAGAATGAACGAAAGCTCAGTGCTAATAACAGACCCCGAAACTGTCGGACCAAACAAAGCGTAGTACTTAGGGATAGCTGTGTCGGTTGGGGTGGGGTATGCTTCACGGATGAAGTTAACATCTTTATTAAGTAAAAAAGAATACGCTCCAGTAGTATCGACCACAGCTAACGAGTAAGACGAAAGAAAATCTTCAGGGCAAGACAAGTACTTGTTATTGGCTGTAATAGTCCCTGTCATGTTTTTACGCAGCGGGGGGAACTGAACGGTGTTGTAAATGCGCTGCTCTGCCTGCTTTATGAACATATTCATATCCGCAGTTAGGAATGTGTTCTCCGTGTAATCGGAGATTGCAGTAACTAGAGCAGCGTAGTTCATACTTTATGCCATTGGGCCCCGGGCCATCACACCTTTGATAGCCGCGCCAGTACCACGGATTTTGATACCAGTTGTTTTAGTTGGCTCGTTACCAGCAGATTTGCTGATATTGCCCACGCTTACGTCAAACGAGTCTAACTTGCTACGGTTAGGTTCTTTGCCGGGATTTTCAGCAACGGTTACGCTACCGCCTGACATAGTGTGAGGTTTAGCGTAGAGGCTGGCAGGACCAACTTCTTTGCCCATGCGTTTCATGCTTTGTGTTGCCATGATTCACCCCGTTTTCTGATTAGCTGCGCGGGACAGGTTGCGACCAACTCGCATCCGGTCTTCAGATGTGGGGCCACCGGCCTTCATCTTTTTTACGTGCATACGTGACTCGTGACCCTTAACCATCTTCTTGGCCTCGGTATCTGCAATACGTTTGACAGTTTTTTTATCCATGATTAACTCCTATGAAACCGTAATACTAACTATACCAACATTCGTCGTTGCAACCAAGTAGTTCTGCGTCAACGCAACGTCAAAAAATGATGCCCCACCTACCGGGTACCAACCCCACTGAATATCTCTAGAGCCCCCCGAAGGGTACCCACTTGTGTTTGTGCCCGATGTAACATAAGTCGTGTCATTACGCGGATTACGCACGGCCTGTGGATCATCTACTGGAAACATACCCAACTGCAACTGCGGTTGATCCGGGTCCCAGCACTCAGGACACACCAAAAGGTTGTATTCCTTAAGCTTGATAATCTCTTTCTTTAGCTGTTTCAGTTTATACCGTTGCCCACAGCGATCGCACTCTGCAATCGCCCTTTTTCCTGACGCAAATCTATTGCCCATAACTTAATTTATAAACATCTGACGTGGGACGAACCGCGACGCCGCTGATTCCCTGTCCTCCGTTGCAGCAAACTGCCATGCTTCGTCGTACTGTGCTTTGAGGATGTCCAGCCGCATAGCCCCGTTAGGGACCTTCAGCGCCAAGTAGTAGGCCAAACCTGCAACCATGCAGGGTAAGAACCGGAAAGGTACATCCATTGTGTTTACACCGTTACCTGCATCGTCAATACGGCGCATGCGGTAATAAACTAATTGGTAAGTAGTAGTGTTGTCTGGGGTAGGCCATACCGTTACGCAGGGTAAGTTCTGCGCGTATACGGGAGTTCCGTTGATGTGCGACGCCGCAGTGGTGTAAGCCTGTCCACGGTAGCAATATAGAAGTTGAGTGCCAGAAACAGCGCCGTAGAAGATAATCTCTGACTCAATCATTACAAAGCCAGATGTAGCCAAACCTACTGTAGTAGCTACACTAATCGTAGTGTCTGTAGCTGTGATTGCGCTTGTCAAAACTGTACCAATAGCTGACCGCTCACCGTCAAGCCGCTGTATCCAAATCTGAATGGGGCGAGCTTGCTGAAGTTTGTTAGGGATCGTAGCGTAGGTAGACACACTAATACGTGTGATTGTTAGGTCCGCTTGTGTCGAGGCAGTGCCTGCGCCAGTACGTATAACGTGCTCTAAAAGGTCTACGGTGTCCACGGGTAGAGCATAAGTAGATAAGCCCGGAGTCAAGGTAATCGTCCCCTGCTCAAACGTCCACATGTTTACACCACGATTGGCCCAGTCTGCAAATAAAAGATTAAGGGAACGGCGAGCTGTCTTCAGGTCATAGCCCGTGCGCAGTTCAGAACCAGCACGTTCAAACGCCTCCTCTACCAATTCGGTAAGGTCTAGATTAAACGCTGAGGTTCCTGAGCTTGCCATATTAGATCATTTTCCCACGGGTTTTGCCGCGTTGTGCGAGGCCATCGGCACGGCTGGAAGCTGTAACTTTACCGCCTTTTGCCTTTTTTTCAATCATACCTTTAGGAAGCGGAGCCTCGTCTTGGACGATGTAGTCTCTTTCGCCCCTTTTAATAGCTTCGCGTTCCGATGCAATAGAGCGGCTGAGCCCCTTTCCCTTAGCTTCGTATTCTTTGGGTCCGGGGTATGAAATACCCGACTGATTTAAAAACGGCACTAAATTCAACGCACCCGTTGCATACGACTTCAGTTTTGTTGAAGTTTTGCCGTGTTCTTTTTCATCGTCTTCCAGCTTGCGCAAATCACTTATATCAGTTGCTTTAGCCATTATCTAAATCCCGCTGTTTTCTTTGCAATTGTTTTAGGCTGTGCTACGAATTGTTTTCCGGCGGCTTTCCCGGCTCGCTTGGCTTTGGTCGTTGCAGCATACTCACTAGCGCTAAGACTTTTGATTGCAGCTTTTGGAAGGTAGCGCTCACCTGTGTCAGAAGATTTTTTACCACTTTTAGTTGTCCAATCTTGTTTGCCCCAGTCCTTGAGAGACTGTTGCGGTTTAGCCAAACCACCACCGGCCATTTTTTTCTTACCGGCACAGTGGGCCTTCTCTGAAAAACCTTTTGGGTTATCGCAGTCTATAGACTTCTTGCGTTTATCAGACCACTTAGTCACGGTACCCGCCACCTGCGGCTTTATACCGTTTAGCCATAACTTGAGCTTTACGTGCGGACCACTGCCCTGCACCCGTACCTACGATCGCCGCAGCTTTGACGCTGTTAAAAATCCGTTTGCGTAAATCAGGCTTCGTGTAGTTACCCGCCGCATTTACTTTGGATTTTACTTTGCCGCCTTCTGCATACATTTCGACCTTGTTCGGATCATCCTTACGAGTGATCGTCTTGCCTTTAGGCATCTTGGAGGGGTTGATGTTACCCATACCGCGACTGGCTAACATATCAGCACATCCCGCCGTTTTTCATGGTAATCATCTTACCCTTGGTCTTGCCACGGGACTCGATACCGCCGCCACGGATGGACCCACCCTTGGCCTTTTTTACGACTGGTTCATCCACTGGGACTGAATCAGGGTACGTCTTGGCTTTTGCCTGCTTAGGTGCGCTAGCCGCCTGTTTTGGCTTAGCTACAGGCTCGTCCACCGGAGTAGCGTCGGGGTATTTCATTTAGCAAATCTTTCCACGAGTTTTGCCTTTGGTAGCAATACCGTCGGCACGGGACGAAGCAGATACTGAACCACCCGAAGCGTAGCTTGAGCTAGCTTTAAACTTAGGCTTCATAGCATCGCGGGCAGCAGCCATCGGTGACCTTCTTGTAAAAAGCTCTTTAAACTCTGTGGCTCTGCGGTTCCTACGTTCGTCTAGGGTCTCGGGTTTTTTAGGAGCCATCGCATTGTCCATTGCTCTTAATTTTGAACCTGTATCCGAAACACCAGACGGCTTAGGTTTACGCATTGCAGGCGCAGATTTAACTGGGGCTTCCGCCTCAACTTTGAGGCTGCGCATTGCTGGTGTAGCCATTGCTTTCTCATCACGATCGCCTTCAGTCATTGCACGTTGGCGCATCGTCATTGCAGCTTCATTTGCCGCTTCTTCTTCAGTTTGATCTACGATACCGCGATTAGGATTACTAGCTAAGTCTTCTTCAGACATACCACCACGATCAAATCGTTTTGCACGTTTTTTAGTAGCCATTAGCACTTCCCACCTTTCTTCATAGTGACTTGAGTGCCTTTGGTCATGCCGCGCTTGGCGATACCGTCAGGCTTAGGGCTGGTTTTGACAGCGCCCATCTTGGTCATACCACCGGCTTTGAGGCCAGCGTGAGCTTTGGATGCAGGTTTAGCTGCGTGTTTCGCTAGAGCCGCTGGCATAGCACTCTTAGCGCCGTCTTTTTTCTTAGCAATCATTGCCATGAAGCCGGGGTTCATCTTAGTAGCCATAGTATCGCCGCCTTTCTTAAAAAGCTCTGTAGAGCCTTGGTTGGTTTTTGGATTGTTTACCTTCTGGAGATCAGCACGGTTGTGCCCACGAGTTGGAATTTTGATAGCCTTTGCAACGCTAGGTTTAGCTGGATTCTTAGGGTTCATTGGGTTAGCTTTCATCACTTACCTCCGGGGATTGCGTGAATAATCTGGGCTACCATTGCGCCTACTAGACCACCTGCACCACCAAACATCATGAGCACTTTCCAGCCGCCTTTGGCTTCCGCAAGTGTTGTATTGATGTTGGCAATCATGGTTTTAATCTCTGCCATATCAGCAGACATTTTGTCCATATCACTTTGAAGGTGCGCAATATCCGCTGCGTGTGTAGCGAGTTCTCTTGCAGTTGAAACAGTTTCGTTCATATCAGCATTTCCATCTAGCTAGTGAAGCAGCCTTACGAGTAGGTTTGCCTTTTTCGTCCTTCATTGGACCGGGCATACCAGACATACGGGCACAGAATGACTTCTTGCGAGCACCGCCTTGCGGCTGTGGCGCTTTAAGGTTTGATCCTGTGGCTGCGTTGTACTTAGCGCGGCCTTTAGCAGTCAGCCCAGCCCCTTTAGAGACCGGCAGCTTCTCGCCGCGACCTACCGAGAGAACCGGGCCTTTCTTTTTAGCCATAATAAATCTGCGTTGAGTCGATGTTGGTCATCAACGCATAAATGCCGTTAGCTGCAAGCACGCCCTCGCCCGGAATAACCGGCGCATTACTAAAAGTATCTGTTGAGTCTATTTCATAAGT